TGTTAAGAATACACAAACTATTATTACAAATTTTACTAATCTAATTGATATTAATAAAAAATACAGTAATAAAGAATTAGTAAATATTTTAAATAAGGTTTATAATGATGTTTATAAAAAAAAAAAGGAACCAACAAAATATAATTTATTTGTTAAGGAAAATATTTCAAAATTAAAAGATACATATCCTGATTTATCAAGACAAAATTTAATGCGTAAAATTGGAGAATTATGGAAACAGAAAAAAGAAACATCCAATAATAATGAAAATACTTCTGATAAAGATAATGAAAATACTTCTGATAAAGATAATGAAAATACTTCTGATAAAGATAATCATAATACATCAGATATTAAAGAAAAAGAAGATAATGAAGAAAAAAAAGATGATGATACATTAAATATTAAAGAAAAGGTTGCGGTTAAAAAAAGTGTTAAGAAAAAAAAATGATATAATATATAAAGATAATAAATTATAAAATGATAGAACAAATTGTATTAGTATCAGTTGTAGGGATACTAGTAATATATGGTTTATATTACTAGTATGAGTTGTAGGGATACTAGTAATATATGGTTTATATGATACATATAGTTTAAATACACATAAAAAATATACTTTAATGAATGAAATGCCAAAAATTGTTGATGAGAAAAAAGAATTAAGTAGAGATATATATTATAATATTTTTTATAATTAATTTATTTATGATAAATTAATAATTAATTGATAATATTCAAAATATGGTTTTATTATAATATTACAAGTTTTATTCAATATAAATTTTTTTACTTTAAAATTGCACAAATAATCTTTAATATAATTGTTAAATTCTTTAAAAGATTTAATAGAAGAGGATATATTAATTTTATCAAAAAATAATATAATAATATTAATATATTTAAAACAAGATAATTCTTCTATATTATAATAACCATTATATATATAACTGTTAGTATTAAGAAGTTTAGCACATAAATTATTAATAACTATATTATTAATAATTTCATTAGAATTACTAATATAATCTTTTAAATCAAAAAAGGGTTCAATTGAGTTATATTTCAAATCATTTAAAATTGGTACTAATTCATCTCTTATTTTTCCTCTAGTAGACCATTTTGGTGTACTATCACTAAAATATTTCAAATTATTATTATTTGCAAATTGAATAATATCTTTTTTTGGAATATTAAGCATTGGTCTCCAAAAATTTATACCATCAATATTAATTAAATAATTCATACCAGATAAATTATCATAATTTCTTTTATTTATAATATTTGTTATAATATTTTCAAAACAATCATCTTTATTATGACCTAATAAAACATAAAATTCATTTGAATATAAATATCCATATTTATACATATCAAGTCTTATTTTTTTTGTAATATCTTCATATAAATCTCTCAAACCATTATCTAAACATTGATAACGTTGAATTTCATAAATATTTCTATAAACCAGTTTAATATTTATAGATTCACATAAATACATAACATAATTTAATTCATCAAAACATTCAGGTCTATTATTATAATTAATATGTAAAGCAAATATATTACTAATTTTTTTTATATTTGTTTTAGCTAATAAATTTAAAATAAATAATGAAACAATACTATCAACTCCGCCTGAAAGTGATATAATAATAGTTGAATTATCTTTCAATTTTAAAAGTTCATTATAAATAGTTAAATATATATTAGTTTCTTCATTTTTAATAAAAGAATAATAATATTGTAAAGAATTATTATCAAATATATCATTATTAATATCATTTAAATTTATACATTTTTTTTTATTAGAATAATTTAAAATATTAATATGTTTATATATATTATTTAATGTATTATATATATATTTTTTACATTTATTTTTGTCTTGATTATTGATAGAATTATTATATAAATCTATAAATATATTTACAATATCATAAATTTTTTTAATATCATTAATATGTCTATAAGGTAAATAAATAAAGCATAATTCATCTATAGTAAAATTATTAAAATTTTCAATTAATAATTGACTAAAATTAGTAGCTTTTTTTGAATAAAAATTTACTTGAATATTATTATTATAAATTCTTTTATAATGTCTTGGTATTTGATCTAAAATAATAATACAACTAATTAAAATTTTTTTATCATATTCTTTATAATTATCATATATATTATCAACATCTATAATATATTTAAAATATTTATCTGATAAATATATATCATTATTTTCAATTTTATTAAACCAATATGTATCATTATTAAACCAATCATTGTATAGTTCATAAAAAATATTTAAATTATTCATTGGATTTCAATGTTATATATAATTATTTTTTTATATATAATATAAATGTCTAGATAATGGCATAAATTAACTTTAAAATTTGTGAGAAATTTTAATGAGGTTAAAATTAAATATATAAAAAAAAAATAATATTGATATTAAATGAATAAAATTAATATTATAGTAATATATACTAAAAAATTAACAAATAGAACTCATTATATAAATAGTACATTAGCATTTTTAAAAAACATTATAGAAAAGAATGGGTATAATAGTAATATTATAATTAGTAGTAATCCAGATGAAGAAGATATATTAAAAGATATAGATCAATATAATAAAAGAGTAAATTATGATAAAGAAGATAATGAAAAATTTGACAATTTAATAGTTTCATTAAATACGTCACAAATATCAAATATAGAAAAACATAGAAATGCATTATATTTAAGTAAAGAAAATGAATTAAATTTAATAATTGAAGATGATTTGATTATAAGTAAAGATTATATAGATAATATTGATAATTTATTTAAAAATATAGATTTAAAAAGTGATATTTTAATAACTTCTGATTTTTTAAATAATAATAATAATAATTTAGAATTAATTAGTTTTAATGATTATAATAAAGTTTTATTATCGAAATCATCATATTTTATAAATAAAGAAACTGCAAATAAATTATATAATTATTTAAATATTTTTAAATATGATATGAAAACAGCATTAACAAAATTTATAATAGATAATAAAGATTTAAATGTAAAATTATTAAATAAATGTACTTTTTTAGAAGGATCAAAAGTGGGGATATTTTTATCTTCAACAAAAAATAAAAATTTTTTGTCACAAAATGGCAATTTTATAGAATTTGTTAAAATAGTAAATAATAACCCAATAGATGATGAAATGTATAATAAAGCATGTGAATTATATAAACAATTAGAATATTTAGATAATGCAGAAATTATACATATATATGGAATATTACAATATAAAAGAGGTAATATTAATGAAGCAAAAGAATATATGAAAGATGCAGTATTAAAATTATATAAAAATAAAGGTTTTTATTCAAAAACAAATGATATTTTAAATAATGCCATAAATATTTCACGACATAATCAATCATTTATAGATGAATGTAAAAATAAAATATCTAAATATTCAATTTAGTTTTAACCTTTTTTTGATTTAGTAGAAGTTTCTGCTGATGCTTCTACTTTAGTAGCAATTTCTACTTTTGCTAATCCATCTTGAAGTGTTTTTAAATTATTTGCTATATTTTTAGTATTTTCATTAGTTATTTTAGAAAAATCATCAGCTTTTTTGCTAACTTCTTTAATTAAAGTTTCTAAACTATTAACTTTTTTTTTTAATTCTTCATTTTCACTAACTATAGATTTTAATTTATCATCAGATACACCAGAATTACCACCTCCGGCACCTGAGGATAATTTAGCTTCTAAAACACATATTCTAGACATTAATGCGGGACTCGCCATATTCTTCTTTATTCTAATATTATGAATATAAAAAAAAAATATTAATAACGCATTTTATTTTTTATATTTAAAAAAAAAATGATTATATATAATTAAATAGAATTTAATTAAATGATACAACCTATTAGATGTTTTACATGTGGTAGAGTAGTAGCCGATCAAATTGATTATTATAATACAGAAAGATTAAAACAATTAAAAGAAAAGAAAGAAGAAAAAATCAAACATTTTGAAGATAATCATACAAAAGAATTATTAGATAAATTAGGTGCATCAAGATATTGTTGTAGAAGAATGTTTATTAGCGATGTAGATATGATGCATATTATATAGTTAATATTTTCTTATTATTTTTTAAGAATGAATCAAAATAGAAACGATATAAATACTTATATTGAAACAACTGTTGAAAATAAAATAAATTCAATGATGGATATTATTTTAGATAATAATGAAAAAAAAAATAATAATAAAATGATACATGAATATTCATTACATGAATTATATATAAATACTATGCAATATTTGATAGATGTTATTAATGATATAAGTGATTTTTTAACTATAAATCACAAAAATGAAACAAATCAAGAATATAGAGAAAAAATATTTAGCATATTTTTTAGAAATGATAGAATATTATATACTGGTATATTATTAATATTTATATCATTAATATTATATTTTATTGATGGTGTTTCTACATAGATTTTCTAATTAATTAGAAAAATATTATTAATTTATTAAGATGAATGATAAAATTAATAAATATATGTATATATCAATATTAATATTGGCTTTTTTATTTAATAGATTATATTATTTTGATAAAAAAACATTATTATCAATAATAATTATTATTATTATTGGATTTTTTTTATATTATAATATAAAAAAAGAAGAACAAAATATTTACAATAATAAAAAAGAATTGAATAATAAATTAAATAATAATTTAAAATATGTAAAAAATGTAGATAATAATAATTATATTATTACTAAAATACCAAAAAAATTAAAATATTTATTAAAAGATACGATATTGATTGATATATTAACTAATATAGAATTTATTAAAAAATTTAATAAATCAAAATATACTAATATTTTAATAAATACTGATAAAATGATGAAAATATATATATTTATATTAAATGATATATATAATCCGATAACTTATATTTCTTTATTTAATGATTTGCGTAATAATATATTAGAAGAATTATATTCTATTATTCTTATTATACCTCTTAAATTTAAGTATACATATGGTTTTGATCCTATAATAGAATTAAATAAAACTATAAAAAATTTTACTATGAGAACTAGAAAAATGATATCAATAATTGAAAAATATTCAAAATATGAAAAAAATATAGAATATTTAGAAGATACAATATATACTCCGTATAATAAAATATCTAAATTAAATAATATACTACCGTAATATAAAACTAGATTTTTTTAATTTTATATTTGAATTATATGGTTCGTAATTTCTTTTTATTGGTTTAACTGACCACGATGATTTAATAGGTTCAATATACCTAGTATATTTGTTTTTTTTTAAATTATCCCAATATAATTTAATTTCACTTTTACATTTATTTTGATATATACATTCGTAACTTGTGTCAGGATTTTTTTTTTGTATTGTAAAAAGTTCTATTTTTATTTTAAATAATAAATTTATTATTAGTAATAGTATTATAATAAAAGTAACTGGATTTAATATTTTATTAATCATCTGTTAATATTTTATTAGATTTTTATTTAATTAAGTTTAATTTTTTTTTTATATCATTAGGTATTGCTGGTATATAATTATCATATAATGCATATATTGATGCACTAATTAATCCTAAAAATATACCTTCTTTAAATTTATCATCTTGTTTTGGCATAAAAACAACAGTTAATGTAATAATTATTAATATAATTAGATATTTTATAATTCTAATAATTATTTCCTCACTATCAAAATTCATCTCTTTATTATTATGTATTATTTTAAAAGTATATAAGATTTTAAAATTTAATTTATATATATATCATGGCAGAAACAGTATCTACAAAGGTTGTAGATTATTTAGATGAAGACCCCCCTATTAAAAATCAAAATTTTTGTTTATTATCATTTATATCTCCGGATGAAATTTTAAAAAAAAAAGAAAGTTATTATATAAAATATTTTTTAAAATCATTTTCAACTGATATGGAAACATTATTTAATGGTTTATTAAATAAATACCCAGATGATAAAGAAATGCTTGAAAATATTAAATTAGATCATAATTATTTATTTAATGTGGATGATTTAGACCAACAATACAAATTTAAAAAAACTTTAAATTCTGAAGATGTTGAAAAAGAATTTCATAAAGATAATAATTTTCAAACTACTATTTTCGGTGTTAAAGTAAGAGGAGTTTTTGATACATTCGAACAAGCTAAAAATAGAAGTGAATTTTTACATAAAAAGGATAAAAATCATAATATATTTATTGGTACGGTAGGTTGTTGGTGTCCGTTCTCACCAAATCCAGATGAACTTCAAGATCAAGAATATTCTGAAACACAATTAAATACATTAATGAAAGAATATAAAAAGAATCAAAATGAACGGGATGAAGTTTTTGAAAAAAGAAAACAAGATGCTATTACTAATAGTATTATAAAGGAAGAAGATGAAACAACTGTTGAATTAGAAAAAGGTATTGAAAAAGTTTTTACTGATACAGACGCATGGACCAAAAAAAAGGAACAAGAAAATATGGAAAAGGTTGATTAATTAGATATATTTAGTATAATTATTTTTCTATTATTATTATAATATGAAAGCATTTGCTATATTTTTCCTTTTTGTAGGTATAATATTAGTAATACAAGCATATTATAAAAATTTATCAGCGTGTCCTGAACCAAAAACAATAATTAAATATGTTCCTAGAAGTATATATGAAGATCAATTATCAGATAATAAAAAATTAACAGAATTTTACAAAACTATGTTTGATGGTTCTGAAAAATCTCAAAAAATGTTTCAAAATAATGAAAATCAAGAGAATGCTAATACAAATTCTTAAAGAAATTAATATAATTTAAGTTATTATATTATAAATTATTATAATTAATTTTATTAGATTAATGACTAATATTGAAATACCTTCATTAAACAATATATCAAATAAATTATATGAATTAATTAATAATGAAAATTATGATACAAATGATATTAATGTTTTTAAAGAGTTAATAAATAAATATTATGATAATATTATTAATAAGAATAAAAATTTAGAAGAAAAAGAATTATATTATAATATTAATATAAATAATCCTAGAATAGTTCAAAATGAATTATATGAAACATATAAAAATGAAAGACAAGAATTATATGATTCCTGGTTAAAAAATAAAAATATAGAAACTATTAGAAATTTATCAACATTTCAAAAATTTGATTATAAATATATTCCGGAAATATATACTTATAATTTTGATATTAATAATAATTTTGGAAAAAAATTTAAAGAACAAAATAAAGGTGCTAATAAACAAACTCAAAATGATGATTTTTCTGATATAGAAGAAGTTAAAGAAGAAATTAATAAAGAAACTAAAGAAAAAGTTAAAGAAAAAGTTAAAGAAAAAGATATTCCCAATGTAAAACCAATTTTAAATAATTGTACAGATAAAAAAGAAAAAGAATGTAAAGAAAAAGGTAAAATATGCAATCCTAAAACTGGAAGATGTATTAAAAATGAAAATAAAGATAAACCGAAAGAACAAGATATTAAAGATGATATTGAAGAAGATATTAAAGAAGATATTAAAGAAGATATTAAAGATATTCCAACAAATGTAAAACCTAGTGTAAATAATTGCACGGATAAAAAAGAAAAAGAATGTAAAGAAAAAGGTAAAATATGTAATCCTAAATCTGGAAGATGTATAAAAAAATAAATTGCGTATAATATATATTATTTAACATATTATATATATAATAATGAGCAATAATAATTCTATGGTTACATCTTTAAATGATATACCACATAATACTAATAATAATAATATTAATTCTGATGAATTAAATGATCCAACAATTAAAGAACTTTTCAAAGATTATCAAATGAAAGCAAAAAAACCAAAAAAAGATAATAATAATCAAATCAATGATATTGAAGAAAAAGATTATAATATTGATGAAAATGTTATCAGACAACAACAAGAGCATGAAATGATGATGCAACAACATGAACATGAAATGATGATGCAACAACAAGAACAAGAAATGATGATGCAACAACAAGAAATGACGAATCAACAACATCAAATACAAGGTAATCAGAAAATATATAATAATGATTTTGAAAAAGAAATGGACAATTTTATGGATAATAATACTTTAAATTTAGATAATAATTTATCAAATAATAATATATCTGATAATAATTCATCAAATAATAATGAATTATTTACAAAACAAAATACGATTAAAATAGGAATTATATTATTGGTATTTATTATTATAACAAATTTAAATATTATTAGATTTTTAGAAAAATATATACCGTCTAATATATATAATATTTTAAGTATGTATGATAAATATTTAAATTATATTATTTCAATTATTATATTATATATTTTATATTTTTTCAAATATTTATAACCAGTTTAATATATATTCATTACTATTATATCCACTAATATTTTCATCACCAATTTTTAATCCTTGTATTCCATAATTAATATCTACTTTTTCATTATCTAATTCATTATTATATATTGATTCATCAATAACATTATTTTGTGCATCATCTAAATGTTTTTCTGTAATATAATCAAGTTCAATAATATCTTTTTTAACAATATCCTTTTCTGTAAAATATTCATAACTATTTTTTTTTAAAGGATTTAACATATATTTATCATTCTCATCATTTTTCTTTATGATACCTTTTTTAATATCAATTTTCTTATATATTTCATAATATATTAACATCAATACCATTGATATTATAAAACCCAATATAGGATCTAATAATAATAACATTACAGTGAATATTGCTAATACTAATTGGACGTATGGTTGTTTCATTTTTTTATAAAAAGGAAAATCATCCATTATTAATATTAATATAAATAATAGTATTCCCGCACCTCTAAATATATTAATTACCATATCTATTTTTAACTATATAAAAAAAATGAGAATATATTATATTCTATAATCAATATAAAGAATTATTATTATTATTATAAGATATGGTAAATAATACTTTATTATCAGTATATGGTTATGGTATATTAAAAGATAATAATGATACTATTATAAATGATCTAAAAAATGAATTGACAGTATCTCCAAAAGGTAATTTTTCTATAAGTAATGATCCTATTAAATTTTGTATCTATACTGAAAACGAAAAAAGAATATATATTCCTAGGTTCTATGGATTACAAAAATTTGGAGTACCTCTTAAAAAAACCTTAAAAGATGGTATAGATTGTCCTAATTTAATATTTAATGGTTCTTTGAGAGAACAACAGAAAGAACCTGTTAATAATTTTATTAAAGCTGCAGAAGATCCTACAAAAAGAGGAGGTATTATATCAGTGCCATGTGGATTTGGCAAAACAATTATGGCCGTATATATAGCTTGTTATTTTAAGAAAAAAACTATGTTTGTTTCACACAAAGATTTTTTAAATCAACAATTTTTAGAATCTGTTAAAACATTTGTTCCTAATGCTAGAATTGGCAAAATAAAACAATCAAAAGTTGACGTTGATAATAAGGATATTATTATTGCTTCATTACAATCTCTCGCAATGAGAAACTATGACATTGATATTTTTAAAGATATTGGTTTAACAATTATTGACGAAGTTCATCATACAGGAGCTGAAGTTTTTAGTAGAGCATTTCAAAATATAAATTCAAATATAATATTAGGTTTAAGTGCAACACTAAATCGTAAAGATGGATTAAGAAAAGTTTTTGAATATTATATTGGAAAATCTGTTTATAAACATATTTCAAATGAAAAAATTGATTTAAAAGTCAATATACATAAATATTTTGATCCTAATATTAATTATTCTCATAATATTGTTTTATGGAATGGTAAACCAAATAGTGCAGGTATGATTAATAATATATGTAATTTTGAAAAAAGATCTATATTTATTTATGATTTAATTATTAAATTACTTAAAGAGGATTCTTATAGAAAAATATTAATTTTAAGCGAAAGAAGAAATCAACTTAAATTTTTTGAAACATTATTTAATACTACTTCTTATAGTACTGGTTATTATATTGGTGGGTTATCTCAAGATGTATTAGATATTTCATCTAGAAAACAAATTATTTTAGCTACATATCAAATGGCAGCAGAAGGTATGAATATCCCTACACTAAATACTGTTATATTCGCTAGTCCTATTTCTGATATTCAACAAGCTATTGGAAGAATTTTAAGAGAAAAACCAGAAGAAAGAAAATATATTCCTTTATGTATTGATATATGGGATCAATTTTCAATATTTGTTAGAAAAGGTTATACTAGAATTAATTATTATAAAAAAAATAATTATGATATATCTTATTATTTAGATAATGAACTTATCAATTTAAATAATGAAAATTCAAATGATGATAATACAACAAAAAAATTAGAATTTATTAATGATGATTGAATTTATTTTTCTTTAATTTAATTAGATTAAATATGATAAATATAGATACTATTTTAATATTAGTTATATTTATTATATTATTGATATTTATTTATTATACATATTTTAAAATAAAAAAAAAACAAAATAATAATAATAACATTATTTTAGAACCTTTTTTTGATAATAAAGTTAAAATTGATACTGATTTGCAAAATTATAACATTAAAAATGAAGGTTTTGTGAATGAATTAATTCCTATTAAAAATGAAATTGATTATATTAATCCTAGAATACATACATATTATGATAATACTGCAATCGGTGATGAATTAATATCGGATTATAAAACTATAAATAATTATAATAATTATAATGCAATCGATTCTCAATTTAGTGATTGTAAACCAAAACAATTTATCAATTTAAATAAAGATTTTATTACAAAACATTTTACAAAAGGAAATAGTAGTGATTTACCAATTGCTAATATACATATTAATTTTTTATCTAATTGTAGTGATAAAATATCAAAAAATATATAAAAAAAGTACATTTTTAATTTTTATTTTTATTTTAAAAAATGTTTTATAATTTTTTATATTTTTATGAAATGTACTTTTTTATTATTATTTAGAATATGGAAAAAAAAAATAAATCTATATTTCTTTTATTATGTAGAAAAATGGTATGTGGTAAAAAAAAATGCGTATATGTAAAAAAAAATTCTAAATCTAAAAAACAATTCATAAAATGTAAAGGTATTTATATGCGTTTAACATATTATATTAAAGAAAAAACTAAAAAATTAAAAAAAAATAAAAAAATCAAAAACTAAAAAAAAATATGGAGGAACTGAACCTAAAAAGAAATGTGAACCAACTGCTTACAATCTCTTTGTTAAGGAACAGATAAATATTTATTTAGGATTATTAAATCCAAATGAAAGACAAATATTTTTATCATAAATATTACAGTTTAAAATAATTTAATAAATGATTCTGATAATAATTACATTTCTGATTCGGATTTTAACTATGATTATGATTATGCTTTAAATTTTATAAGATAGTAAAAATATATATAAAAATAAAAATTATCTATTAATTTAAATGATACCAAAAATAATCCATCAGACATGGAAAACTAATAAATTACCAAATATACTTGAAAATATTTATAAATACAATATAAATATTAACAATGATTATGAATATTATATGTGGACTGATGACAATAGTGGTAAAAATATTAATAATTTTATCATGAATGAATATCCAGAATTATATAAAGTTTATTCAAAAATTGAATTAGGAGTTCAAAAAAGTGATTTAGCAAGACTTGCAATTATGCATTATTATGGTGGAATATATATTGATCTTGATATATTATTAGTGAAATCATTAAATGATTTATTAGATTATAATTCTGATAAATTATATTTTGCATTTGAACCATCAGAACAAACAAAATATTTATGGAAAAAAGATAACTATATATGTAATGCATTTTTTGCTTGTTCACCTAAAAATGAACTAATAGATAAAATGTTAAATAGTGTAATTCAAGTATATAAGGAATATGGTGATGTAATATTTAATAAATTTAATATTTTTGGTTCAGATATTTTTAAATTTGTTTTAGCAACAACACAAAAATCAGAACTATATGAAATAATAGATACAAATAAAATTTATCCAATAAATGATATAAAATTAGAAGCGTTAGAAACAATATCAGATGATTTATATAAATTAAAATCAGGAAATTATGAAAATAGTTATATGGTACATTATTGGATTCATTCAAATTTTGAGGCAAAAAGTATTTTAAATACTTTTATATATGATGATAATATAAATATACATAAAAATATTTATAATTTTTTTAAAACAATGTATCCAAATAATAGAGCTATTTTAACAGATTTAAACTATATTGAAAGATATAATTAATTTTTTTTGTATTATTATAATAATGAATAATAAACCTCAACCAAGGGATATTCAGTTATATAATAAAATAAAAAGAAATATATATATTAAATATCCACAACATTCAGCATATAGAAGTGGTATATTAGTAAAAGAATATAAAATACAATATGAAAAAAAATATAAAAATAATAATGCATATAATGGAATAAAAAATAAAAATAAAGGTCTAGGAAGATGGTTTAAAGAAGAATGGAAAAATCAAAGAGGAGAAACTGGATATAAATATAAAAATGATGTATATAGACCAACAAAAAAAATAACATCAAAAACACCATTAACATTTAAAGAATTAACAGAAAAGGAGTTAAAAAATGCTAGAAAAAAAAAAGCGAAAAATGGTAGAATCAATAAATTTAGAAAATAATAAAAAATGATATAAATATTTATTATATTTAATTAATTAAATGAATAGTTATTTTAGCGAAGTTAATAATGACAATAGTTATATTATAACTAGTATATTATATCGTTCTGATATTATTAATAATAAAATCGAATGTACCTTTAATGAAAAACCAAATAATAGATTTATTGAATCTGTAAAATTGTTTGGAGATATTAAATATGAATTAAATAAAATTAAAATCACAATTGATAATGAATATATTTTAAATGATATTAAAAAATGGTTTTATACTGATAATTTAAATTATCCAAATTATTTTGAATTTTTAGATAATAATAATAATTATATTGGATTTATTAAAGCATTTTTTGAATTTTATGGAAGTATATCAAATGAAAATAATTATTCATATATATATCTATCTCATACTAATAATAAACTTATTAATAAAATTAAAGAAAAAATGAATATACCTTGTGATAATGAAATACAAGGTGCAAATTTATATACTATAAAATATGATAATGTAAATGCAATTGATTTTCTTGGATTACTATACAATAATAATAATAATCTATATGATTATCTTTATTATAAAAAATATTTGAATATTGTTAATAATAATGAAATAATTAAATTACCAATTTTAAAAGCATATAAAACAAGTGAAAAAGCTGTTTTACCTTCCAAAAATAGAAATTCTGATGCTGGATATGATTTAACAATTATAAGTAAAGTTAAAAATAATAGTGATAAAACAGTATTATACGATACCGGAATTAAATTAGATATTCCTAATGGATATTATGTTGAAATTTTTCCAAGAAGTTCTATTAGTAAATCAGGATATATGTTAGCAAATAGTGTAGGTATAATTGATCAAGGATATAGAGGTAATCTATATATTGCTTTAACAAAAATTGATGATTCAGTAAAAGATTTAGAATTACCATATAAATGTTGTCAAATGATTTTAAAAAAACAAGTTTATTCGATTATTGAAGAATCAAAAAATGATTTTTCAATAACAGATAGAAATAATGGTGGATTTGGTAGTACAAATAAATTATAATTTGTAATATGATTGAATTGAAAAAGGATCATTTTTATATTTATTACTAAATTCAGAATATTTATTTACAGTAGTATTATTTAAATTTTTTTTACATGTAATTTGATTATCTACAAATTGTTTTTTAAAATAATTTTTTTTTTCTTTATCATTAATAATATTAAAACCATTATTTAGTAATAAATTAAAATTATTAGAATATTTATCATAATTTTCTTCTAAATTTGTAATATATCCATTATCATTTTCATTAATAACCCAATTAGATTTATTAGTACTTTCGCCAACTACTTCATTAATATCGATTTTATTCATTCTTTTTTTTTTAAATTTTTCACAAATATAGTTATTTAATTTATCACTATCTCTTTGCAACAAAAAAGAACTTTCATTATCGTTTATTTTAATTTTGTTTTTATATTTTCTTGTTTTTTTTCCATTATCATTTTTATATACTGAATATGAACTAAATTCTTTTATATTCATTTTATTATAATATAAGATATATTATTTTTATATTTATTAATAATAGAATAAGAAACTTAATGAAAATTAGTAATGATTCTATTATGAAAAAAATAAACGAAAATAAACCGTTAAATCTTACTACAACTATGATATATATTATTTTAATATCAATTCCGCCTATATTAGGATTATTATGGTTGTCAAATATTAAAATGAAAGCATGTGAATGTTCTGAAGGAGAATTAAAATGGATGAAAGATTATATTAAATTTTATTTCTCGTTTATTCTAGGATATATAGTATTATCAACATTATATGTATTATTTTCTGGTAATAAATTAAAAAATATAATATTGGGAATATTATTATTTATATATAATTATATTAGTTACGCAATTATTGTATATTATGTATATACTTTAAAAGATATTGAATGTAAATGTTCATATTCTTTAAAAAAGGATATAATATATATATGGTATATAATTGCAATAATATTTAGTACACTATTACTACCCGGATTTTTTATATTAGTATATTATTTACTTAAATAATCATTTATAAAATTATAACTAATAAAATCAATATCTTGTCTTAAAGGACATTTTAAATCACTTTTTGTTTCTAATTTATTTTTAAGATATTCTATTAAACAATTAAAATGCAATATACATTTACCATCATTTAAAAATTCACCTATTTTATTTTCTTTATTAATTTCTTCTAAACAAATATAACAAGTTGTTGGATTTTTCTCATAATTAGTAATTTTAAAAGGTAAATTTGGTATTATCCATTTATTTTCTAAATATTCTACAGATTTATAAGCGATATAATTATTTGCTAAATTATTTTTAGAAACTATATATATTTTAAAAAAACATATATCTTTTATTATTTTTGCAAATAATTCATTTTTTTCTATTAAATTTAAATTATCTAATTCATCTATTCCTGTATTTCTTGAAAATCTTGGTCCATTTCCATCTTTTGTCATTATTAATAAATCTGATGTAAAATTTGCTTCATTGAAAGGTGGTTCTATATATTTATCTTTTGGCATTCGCGATGTTATATTTAAATTAAGTGATATATTTATTCCCGACCATGTTATTGTTTTACCAATGTTTACATTTATAATGTATTTATTATGTATAAATAAATTAGATTCTAAATTTGTTGTATTTATTATTTCAAATTTATTTTCCATTTTAATATAATTAAAAAATGCTAAATATTCATTAAAAGTTTTAAAGAATACATCAAAATTTTTTGTTGTTATTACTCTTGGTGAAGTTGATGGATCTATTACGGTATTCCAAAAATCATTGTTATCATTATTATTTTGTAAAAAAAGTTCTTTATAATATTTAGAAATTATTGAATTTATAACAACATCACCATATAATATTCCATTGAATTCATATGCTTTTTTTTTTAAATTATGTAATAATGCTCTTAATTCTTTTTCATATATAAAAAAATTTTCATGTTTTTGTGTTTTAAATACTGGATTAATATCACTATCCATATTATTAATATTATTTAAAATATATTTAAGTAAATTAATTTTAAAATAAAAAAGAGTTTATTTACTCTTTTTTATTTTTCTATTTTATATTTTACTCATTATTTCCCTGTTCCTTCTGTGCTTTCCACATTTCTCCTACCTTTTTCATCAGATCCTGACGATTCAAATCGGGAAATTCATCTTTCACAATACTCATCTTCTCCTTGACAAAGAGGTTGTAAGCGGTTGGTTCGCGTTTCTTCTTGGGTTCGACTTCCTCATCAGAGTCCTTATCCTTCTTTGACTTCTTTTTCTTAGGTTTTTCTTCAGTCTTCTTGGGTTTGTCTGAAGTAATCTGCCTATATACTTCAGTAAGCATCTTACCAAGTTCAGCACGAGTATATTCCTTCTCAGTATCCACAAGAGTGGTAAACTCGTTGATGATCTTCTGGGTCTGAGTAGCGGCCATTTAGACTATTTGATAGATTGATTGGGGTTCTGCTTGCTGTCTGTTGCTAGTGGTTGGTGATAGTAATTTTTATAACTAAAAATCATTTTTTTTTTAAATCTAACTTTTTTAATCCATATTTAAATATGGATTAAAAAATATAAAAAATATAAAAAATTGATATTTTATTGTCTTAAAATATTAATATAAAATGAAAGGATCTACAATGATTTATGGTAAAATTTCATGGGCTGATATAATCGAAGATTATGATGTAGTCGATTCTAATAATATTATTGAGGATATCTATAAAATTATAGATTTAGAAATTGATAAAGAATATATCAAATCAGATGAAATTGATATTTACAATAACGCAAAAGATTCAGAATATAAAAACATGATCTTCGATTAAAGAAAAATTACTTGGAAAAAATAGTTAAATATTGAACTATTTTTTTCTCTTTTACACATTATGATTTTTATATAAAATTGTAGTATATTTAGCAATATCTATATTATAATTTTGTTTAATAGCAAAATGATTATCTTTTATCCAAATTCTAATGATATAATAATTTTTTTTTGGACTAATAGAAATACCATTTATATTATTTGATATTTCATCTGTTTTACCTAATTTTTCACCCAATAATAATGATGCTATTTCAAATAATTTTTCATTAATGTTTTCTTTATATATTTTTAATGAAAAACATCCACCATTAATATTATTTTCATCTTCCCAAATAGGTAAAATATGTTCTCTCATAATAAAAAACATTCCTTTGAATATAATATCTTTGTAAGTTAAATATAATTTAATAAAATCATCAACATTACTGATATTACATATAAATTTAAAACTATTAATATTCCAATCTATATTATATGGATCATGAAAATAAAAAGACCAAATATCATTTAAATACATTATATACAGTTATATATAATAATATAAGTTTTTTTATATACTTATTTTAAATATTTTTTAACTCTTTCTGATTCTAACATTAATTGTGATATAGTTTTATTATTTTTATTATCAAATAGATCAGCTATTAAAAAACCTTCTTTATCAAAATATAAAACAATCATACTTAATAAAACATCATTATTATTAAAAAAATGTATCATATTATGATAATCTTCATTTTCAGTTAATAAATAATATAAATATTGTAATGCTTCATTATTTATATCATTATTATCCTGTAATGTTATATTATTAATTTTTAATTTAACTTTAATAAATGTATCATGAGGTTTAAATACAACTTTAATAATATTTGGCGCAATAATATTTACAACCTTACATAAATAATTATTACCATTTATAAAAAATAAAGGAGTATTTTTATCAGTGTGTTTACTTATACTAAAGTCAGACATTATATAATATTCTACATTAAATAATTATATTATTAATTTATTTATATATATTTAAGAAATTATATTATTATATTATATAAATAATTATGTATCAAACCTCTATTAGAAATAAAAAAATTAAAAAACATTTAAATAATGTTGTTGATAATGTTTATAATATTGATCCAGATGGAGAAGAATATGCATATGTTATTAAAATGTTAGGTAATTGTCGTGTTAATTTAATTACAAATTCTGGAAATGAATCGATTGGTATAATAAGAGGTTCTTTGAGAAAATTTGCAAAAAGAGTTATTATAGAAAAAGGTGATATAGTTGCTGTTTCATTAAGAAATTACCAGGATAATAAAGTTGATATTGTCCATAAATATAATAGAGAACAAATAAATACATTAATAACTGAAAAAAAATTGTCAAACATATTATTAAATTCTTATAATAATATGAAATATAAAGAAGATATAATCGAATCTAATATACTATTTAGTAAAGATAATGATCACGATCATGATGATCTAAATATTAATAAATTAATAAAAATAGAAATAACTGATGAAAGTGATAATAGTAATGATAGTGATATAAATGTTGAAGATATATAAAATTAAATAAATATATAATTTTATAATATGCCAAAAAATAAAAAAATATGTTATATTGAAAATAATGAAGAAATTACTACAAATAATTTTGAAAAATTATTTATAGTATTTAATGAATTTCTATGCACTATTAAATTATATTATTTAATGACAAATAAATATATAATACATACAAATATTAATAATTTATATAATAATTTATCGTCTTTAATTAATAAATTTTTTGAAGAATATATTATATTATATAAAAGTGATATCCCTTCTAGTATTAATAATATTTCAATTAATGTATCATGTAATTCTAATAATGAATTAATATCATATATTCTTAATTTTAGAGATAATATAAAAAATTATTATGAAAATAAAGATGATAATAATGTAGGAATAAATAACTTATTAAATGAAATAATATATTTAATTAATAAATTTTTATATGTAATTACATTAGAGTAAATAAAAATTTTTAAAAATATATGACTACTTGTTTTATAAAACGCGTACATTCATTTCAAATACCAGAAGAAGAAAGAATGAGTATGTTATTAGATAAATGTGAAGCAATGTCTGTTTTATGTCAAAAAGCAACACAACATTGGAGTTTAATTAAATTTGCTTTTCAAATCCCATTAATTTTAACAAGTTCCGTAATGTGTATAATGAACTCTTTTGATGATGATAAAGGAAGTATGAAAATACCAAATGTAGTTGTAAATGGAGCGAGTGTTTTAATTTTAGCTTTACAAAATAATTTAAAAGTACCTGAAAAAGTTGAATTATTTAAAAGTTTAAGTAATAATTTTTTACAATTAGCACATCAATTAGAAGGTATAGAAGAAGAAGAAATTTCAAAAAATAATATCAATACTTTTATTGAAAAATATGATTCATATGTAATTCAATGTCAATTTGAAGATATTCCAAAAAAAATAAAATTAGAAGTTATTGAATTATGGGAAGGTCGTTCTATTCCATTACAATTAAATGGGGCAAGTGGTTTAAAGAAAAAAAAAAGAGATTCATCAAATGGTTCCACTCCTCCCCCTATGAATAAATTATTATGGAAAAATAATAATAAAAAAAATGATGATTTAGAATTATCAAATGATAATAAATTAGTTAATATACCGCAATTACAAATGACAACATCTGATATAGAATTAAATAAAAATATTGCTGAAATAGTTTAATTATTTATTTAGAGACATTTGGTTCTGATTTAGTTCTATCTAATATTATAACTTCGTTTTTTAACTTATTAACTTCAGAATTTAATTCAAATTTTTTTTTAGAAGCATTTAATTTATATAATTCTTTTTTTAACAATATATCATTAATATTTTCAAATTTTTTATAATTTTTATTTTCAAGTGTTATATCATTTTCATTATATATATCAATATATTCTTGTTCTTTTTTCTTTGTAATTAATTCAAATTCATTTCTAGTATCTGTTTTTATTTTATATATATCTATATCAAATTTCGCTTTAGATTTATTATATGCTATTATATCTGAATTTCTAATATATTGAAAATAATTTATACTTTTAACAATTTTGTCATATGTAGTTATTTTATCAGATATTTTTATAATACTATCAGATGATATATTTTTATCAATATAATGATAATTTATAATTTGATATTGTCTATTATATTTATTTTTATAAGTTACTAATATTGTTTGGGCCTCTTTTAAACCTTCTAATATTTCTCTATAATTTTTAAATCTTATTATACTACTTAATATTGTTATTATAGTACCAGTAACTAATAATATTATATTCAATACTAAACTAAAATAATTTTCATTATAATATAATATTTTTTCTTTTGTATTTAATTCAATTATAGTTAATCTTAAAGCCTCTATAAATGTTATAATTGATGATAATATTAAAATTGTTAATGATATTATATAATATTCATATGTATATTTATCATATGCTTCTGTTACCATAAATAATCGTGTACTTGTATCATTTTTGGATCTATCAATTCTTGTTAATAACTCCTTTTTTTTTTGATTTATTTTTATAATCATATTATTTTCATTTATTTTTATTAAATTATTTGTAATATCTTCTGATGATATTATAATATTATTATCATTTAGTATATTTAAATTTGATGTATTCATTATTATTTTATATTATTTTTATTCAAATGGATCAAATAACATAGATTTATTATATTTATTACCTTTATATACATCTTTTGTAATGTTATTGTCATTATCATTGTTATTTTCTTCTTCTATTTCAGAATTATTATTTTCTATTTCAGAAAATAATTCACTCTTAGGTATATCAATTATATAATTTATATTTAATAATTTAAGTACTCCATTAATATTACTTTCTAATACTATACCAATTTTATTATTAATGTCGTCAATACATTTTAAATTTATTATATTATAATCTATTGCTTCTCCTTTTATATCTTTTTGCATTTATTAATTATATATATATTTTTTCAAACCATACAATCATCATCTTTAATATATTTTTTATTTATTACATATTTATTCATTACCTTTTTAATAATAGTATATAGATTAATATCTATTTCATTTCTAATAGGCATTATAATATTTTTAATTATATTATTAATAAGATAATATATTTTTTTATATATTATTTTCGCTCATATTCAATCTGTCTTATTCTTATCAACATTATTTTGTATATTAAACCCATTTGTAACATTTAATATCGGTCCTGTTATAAAATCCTCTGTAAATAATGCTGCAGGTTTTGTTATATTTGTTTCAGTAAATTCCCCAATTGTATTTAATATATTATTTAAATCATCTAATATATTTCTTTCTTTCTCAATTGCTATATTTACATTAAAATCTGTCATTATTCAATAATAATATTATTATACTATTTTATATTTATAAATTATTTGTACGACATGACATTTTAATATTTGTTGATTTAAAATTATTTATTTCTTTATCCGAACTATATTCACTACATTTATCATCATTATCGTTTTTATTTTTATTATAAAAATATGTTTTGATATCTTTTAATAAATTAATGTTTATTATTTCTCTTTTCTTAAATAATTTTTTTATAATATTAAAATTCGTTTTTTCAGAATTATGATGCATTGTTTTTTCTATTGCTGATACTATTGTATTTATTTCTTCTTTTGATACAAATTCTTTTTCATCCATCGCATTTTCATCTTGTTTAATAAATTTAATTATAGTATTTATATAATTATTATATAATATATCTTTAATATGCGTATCAACATATTTTGAATAATATTCTACTTCGTTCTTATCTGTTATATATTTTAATAATTCATTATTTTGGATATCTTCTTCTAATTTATTTAATGAATTTACAAAATCCTTTATTATATCATCAGTAATTATATCATGTCTAGAACTATTTACTGTTTCTAAATTTTCAATATTTCTTATATCTGGTAAAGAATACGTTGATAATTGAAATTTTATTACTTCAAATTTTTTTTGATATTGTAATAATAATGATAAACGACTACTTATTATTTCTAGTTTATTCTGATAATCATTAAATTTAATATAACCAGTTATAATTGTTATTATTATACCTAAAAATAATGATGATATACTTATTAAATATGTTAATGCTTTGATTTTTTGATTTTCAGTATTTTCTATTATTAATCTCGTTGCTTCTATAAATGTTATTAATGATGAAAATATTAATATAAATATTGAAGACCACCAGTATTTATTATTTATATTATGATATGAACTACGTGCTATTATAATATTTTTATTTTGAGTTTCCAAACATTGATCTAATCTATTATATAAATTCGCTCTTGTTTGTTTTAATATTGTTACATCATTTTTATATTTTTCAATTGCTATTTTCGTTTTTTCATGTTGATGCATATATTGTTTTGTCAGTTCTTTCATATGATTTATTGCTTCATCTTTTTTTTTAATTTCTTCCTTCTCTTTTCTTATTATTTCTTTATATTTTTCTAATTCTTCTTTTAATCTATCGCATTCAGTTATTACTTCTAAATTACTTGTATTTATACATTCTAATTTAATTGTTGTATTATCCATATTTTACTATTTTATATATTATTTTAAATAACTTTTGCAAACCCTTCTAATTCATTATTAGTCATCATTTTATATTTAATTGTATTTATAAATTCCGCTTTTTTACTAGAAATTGTTTTTAAAGGATGCAATACAGAATTATTTTCAATTCCTATATTATTATTTTTTGCAAATATATATGATGCATTTTTAATATTAATTATATCTTGTTGTGTTAAAATATTTTTAGAATTTTGCATATTAATTTCATTTAAAACCTCTTTTGTTAAATCTATTGCAAAATTTAATTGTTTTCTTTTTATTCTATTTTTTTCTCTTTCTTTCGTATAATTACATATGCAACAAAATAAATTATTAAGTAAATTATAAAATTTTCTATAACAAGTATTATCTAAAAATTCTGATACTATAACTTCCTTCTTTTTAGTAAAATTATCTATATAATTATCTTCATTTATTATTATATCAATATCTAATTTATTGAATGTATCAACTTTTTTATTATAATCTCTCGTTTCTTCTTGATTTTTAATTGTTGTTTTCATTATATTTGAAAATGAATTATATATCATATCATCTTTATATGTATTTAAATAATTTTTATAATATTTTAAATCATTTTCAGGCGATACATATTTTAACATTTCATTATTTTGCAAATCCTCTTCTAATTTATTTAATGGATCTTCAAAATGTTTTTGAAAATCCACTTGAAATTGTTTATAAACTTTTTCATCAGTAATATATGTTGATGTATCATATGTTTTTAATTTATAATATAAATTATTTAATTTAAATTCACAATGTTTTAATTGTAATAATTTATTTCCTATTATTTCTAATTTTGGTTGATATTCTTGAAATTTAATATAACCCGCTGCTAGTGTTATTAATGCACCAAATGTTAAAGTTAGTATATTTCCTATTGTTTCTATTGTTCTAATATTATTTAAATCTGTTGTTGTATTTGTTATTACTAATTGTATTGATGCTACAAATGTTGTAATTGATGATAATAATAATACAACTATCGAACACCACCAATAATTATTATATATAACATGATAAGCTTTTCTAGCTATTATTAAATCCTTATTATTTCTACTTAAACATAAATCAATTCTCTCATACATTTTCTTTTTTTGTTTTTTAACTGGATTTGATGACTCATCAACTATATTTTCAGATTCTATATATTGTAATCTAGGTTTTAATTCTATATTTTGCAATCCAGGTTTTAATTCTATATTTTGCAATCCAGGTTTTAATTCTATATTTTGTAATCCAGGTTTTAATTCTATATCATTATCTTTTTCATTTTTATTACTTTCAATCATTATATATTATAAAATTAAATTATTTAATATACCTATATAAAAAAAAAATATGATTTATTTTTACATTTATAAATTTTAAATGTTTAATAATATTCTTAAAATTTTAATTTTTCTTAATTATTTAAATATTTATTCTTTCTATATTATCACAAAATGTGGTATTGTTGATAAAAATTATAATCATAATAATATTAAAATTAATAATTATTATGATAAATATTTAGATTTAAAACCTAAAACTGTTACACTTAAATTACCAGATGAAAGAGTTTGTTCTATTTGTAAATTAAAAATTAATGTTAAATTAACTATTCCAGAAAATTGTACTATACCATTGGGTTGTCCTTATAATAAAAAAACAAAAAATTAAAATTACTATATATTAGATATATACTAGTGATATATACAAAAAAATTATTACGTGGTCTAAATAAAAAATAAATTAATTTTTTTAACTTTATTTATAATTTTTTATATTTATTATTATAATTATTTTTTTATATAAATACATCTTTTAATTATTATAATAAATGAATTATATTGATTTATTTTGTGGTATTGGTGGTTTTCATCAAGCATTAAAAACTTTTAATACTAATTGTGTTCTTGCTTCTGATAATAATAAAGATTGTCAATATATTTATAAAATTAATTATAATATTGAAGTTCAAAAAGATGTTAAAACTATTGATCCTAATATAATTCCTAATATAGATATAATTTGTGGTGGATTTCCATGTCAAACTTTTTCAAATGCAGGTAAAAAAAAAACATTTTTAGATGATAGAGGTTTACTTTTTGATGAAATTATTAGAATTGCTAAGGTTAAAAAACCAAAATTTATGTTCTTAGAAAATGTTAAACATATTTTAAAAGTTGGTAATGGTGAAGTAATTGAATATATTAAAAATAAATTAAAAGAAAATAAATATATTTTGCAATTATTTAATATGTCTCCACATAATTATGGTATTCCACAACAAAGAGAAAGAATTTATTTTGTATGTATCAGAAATGATATATATAATGGTAAAAATATTAAATTGCCAATATCAGATAAAAAAATTATATTTGAAAATTTTTTAGATAATAAAAGATATATTGATAAAAAATATTATATTAAAGGTGATATTTTGAAAGTTTTAGAAGCATGGGATGAAATGATTAAAATTTTTGATATAGGTGAAAAAATTTCACCTACTATATTAATTCATGAGTTTTATATTCATGATAGAATAAATAATTATGATGTCTATCCCATATGGAAAAAACAATATATTACCGCAAATAAAAGAATTATTGATAAATATAAAGATAAATGGGATGTTTGGTATGAAAAATATAAAGACATTTTACAAAAAAGAGAAATATATGGAAAATTAGAATGGCAAGCAGGTATTATTAAACCCAATGATTCAATATTTAATTATTTTATTCAAATAAGACAATCCGGTATTCGTGTAAAAAAAACAGAATATTTTCCAACACTTGTAGCAATATCTCAAATTCCAATATATGGTAAAGAAAAAAGATATATTACTCCACGCGAATGTGCAAGACTACAATCTTTTCCTGAAGATTTTATTTTATCTGATAATGATAAAATATCTTATAAACAATTTGGCAATGCTGTTAATGTTAATAATGTTAAAACAGTAATTAAAGCAACTTTTGAACATTATAAAATTTAAAAATTTTTATTTAAATTAAATTTATTTTAAATAAAAAAAAGGTTATTTTCCCTTTTTTTTATTTTTTTGTTTTTTTGTATTTTTTTTACTCATCTTTTGCCTTTTCCTTTTGTGCCTTCCACATCTCTCCTACTTTCCTCATCAGATCTTGACGATTCAAATCAGGAAATTCATCCTTTACAATACTCATCTGTTCCTTAACAAAGAGATTGTAAGCAGTTGGTTCACGTTTCTTTTTAGGTTCAGCTTCCTCATCAGAATCTTTCTCCTTCTTTGACTTCTTTTTTTTAGGCTTATCATCCGTCTTTTTTGGTTTGTCTGAAATAATCTGACGATACACCTCAGTTAGCATCTTACCAAGTTCAGCACGAGTATATTCTTTATCAGAATCTACAAGAGTAGTGAACTCGTTAATGATCTTCTGAGTCTGAGTATCGGCCATTTTAGACTGTTTAGTAGATTTGTTTGTGTTTGCTTGTTGTCTGTTGCAGGTAGTTGGTGATAGTAATTTTTAGAAGAAAGAATCATTTTTTTTTTAAATTTAATTTTTTCAATCCAAATTCGGTTTTAATTATAAAAAAAATATATAATAATATTAAGTAAATTTATGAAAGTTTCCAAAAAGAACGCTGGAGGCATTTTTAATAAAATATATACAAATGTTATTAATAGAATTAAAAATGCTGATGATGATATATTAACTGATATTGAAAATTATTATTCAAAAAAAACTGAAGATCTTTACAAATTTACTTTAAAAAGTAGAAAAAATTTACGATATAAAATTATAAATAGAATTTCTTATATAATTCAAAATATAAATTTTTTTAAAAAAAAAAATAAATTAATTGAAGTAACTGAATATAAAAATAGATTATCAAAAATCGTTAATTTATTAAATAAAAAAATTTATTTGTATTTTAATAAAAATTTTCATGAACATATTAATTTTAATGATGGTAAAGAAGCTATTATTATACAAAATAGTGATGAATTTAATGAAATTATGTTAGAATTTATTTTAACTAAATTAAAAAAAATATATAATGAAAGTGATATAAAATTTGCATTTTTAACTATTTCTAATAAAAGTAATATAAATGATATTATTAAAATTATTAATGACAAATTAAGTCATATCCCAACTATGCCATCAAATAGTGATAATATTACTGATTTCTCACATAATTCTTTAGATCAATCCATTTTTAAAAGTTCATTACAATCAAATCTATTCTCACAATCTAATAAAACTCCACCACCATTTCAAGGACCAGTTTCGGGATCACCACAATTTAATAAAACTCCACCACCATTTCAAGGACCAGTTTCGGGATCACCAAAATCTTATAAAACTCCACCACCATTTCGAGGACCAGTTTCGGGATCACCACAATCTTATAAAACTCCAGATATCCAATCACCACCTCAACCATTTACACCAACACAATCTACCCCACTTCCATCACCACTTCAAAAATCTAAATCGAAATCATTAAAAAGTATTATAGAAGATAATAGTATTACTATATTATCAGATCCCAATAAAAATAAAACAGAAAAAATAAAACTAGAAATTCTAAGAAATAATGATAAACCATATGGCAATCGAGAATATATTAATATATTAGAATATTTAAAAAATACAAAAAATATTCATACTATTTCTTTACATAGTATAACAAATGATGCAAAATATTATTATGTTACATTTGCTAATAAACCAGATGGTAATTTAAAAAAATTTATGCAAGAAAATAATAATGTTACATTTCATTTTAATGCATTACAGCAATTATTATTTGCATGTATGTTATTTCATAAATTAACTGGTAAATTACATACAAATTTAAATAGTGAAAATATATATTATTATAAAATAGAAAATAATTTAAATACTGATAATTATTTTGGATATTATTTCAATGCATTAAATAAAACCTTTTATATTCGAAATACAGGTTATTTATGGGTATTATCAGATTTTAATGAAACACAAACATTACCACAAGATGAAACTATATTATTTAATGATGAATATAAAAAATTCAACACAGATTATGAACCATATCATATGTATTTTGAATATAGAGCAATTTTAGAAATTTATAAAGAATATTTAAATACAATTTATGATTCAAAATTTGAAATATTAAGAAATTATATTGATCTATTATTAGATAATACTAAAAATATAAATGAAAAATTTAAAAGGTTATTACTAGATCAAAAATTAACAAGTCAACAAAAATTAATAATATTAGATAGATTAATTTTTACAAAATATATGCAAAACGACTATTTATTATTAAAAAATATTAGAAATAAAACGAAACAAAGTAAAGTATATTTACAAGAATTCATTGAAAATAATAATTAAATAAAATAGTACATTTCATTAAAATATTAAAATTTTTAAAAATCTTTTATAAAAATATTAAAAATAAAGAAATGTACTTTTTTTATAATCTATATTATTAAAAAATGATATAATAAATAAAGTATATTTATTTAATTAGATATTAATTTATAAATTATTTCATCTAATATAATTGAATATTTTTCATAATATCCCAAATATTTAATTCTTTTTTTAAAAAAAATATTTGTTTTCATTTCTCAAACTGATTATATTATTATATTTTAAATATATTAATATAAATTAATTATAATATATTCATTTTTTATATTATTTTCATATAAATAATAATTATATTACTATACTTTAACAGAATGTTGAAAAAAATATATATTCTTTTTAATTTAATAACAAATGTTTATTGTTTTACAAATATATATTTATATAATAATCCATTAAAATTACAAAAATATGCATTAAAAGCTTCTTATGAATTATTTAATCAACCATTACCTGATAATAGAAATATAATTGTAAATATTAGAGAAAAAATCAATAGCAATAGAGATGAAAATAGAATACAGAATTTAAGATATTCTGAATTTTTATCAGCTGTTGAAACAGATCAAATTGATAAAACATTATTTTATGATAATAATAAAAAAATTATAGCAATTGATAAAGAAAATAATAAATATAAATTAGATGCATTGCCAAATGATCCAGATTTATTAAAAATATTAAGAAATAATAATGTAGATATATCAATACAAAATGATGATAATAATTTAACAATTATTAATTATATATTTACATACATTGTATTTGGTTTAATTATATTAACTGGTTTATCAATATTATCAAATACTAATTCATTTAATAGTATTGGCGGTATGCCTAATTTATTAGATAATTCTAAAAACATTAATTTGAATACAAATAATAATATTACAACAAGTTTTGATGATGTTATGGGAATTGATAATGCAAAAATAGAATTAGAAGAAGTTGTTCAATTTTTAAAAGAATCAGATAGATTTACAGAATTAGGAGCAAAAATACCAAGGGGTGTTATTTTAGAAGGTCCACCTGGAACAGGAAAAACTTTACTAGCAAGAGCGGTTGCAGGAGAAGCACAAGTCCCTTTTTTTTCTGTTTCTGGTTCTGAATTTATAGAAATGTTTGTAGGAACAGGAGCATCTAGAGTACGTACTTTATTTGAAACAGCAAAAGAGTTAGCACCATGTATTATATTTATTGATGAAATTGATGCAATTGGAAGACAAAGAGGTGGTGCGGGTTCGCCAAATAATGATGAAAGAGATCAAACACTTAATCAATTATTAACAGAAATGGATGGTTTTGATGGTAATTCTGGTATTATTGTTATTGCAGCAACAAATCGTGCTGATATTTTAGATAGTGCTCTTTTAAGACCAGGAAGATTTGATAGAAGGGTTTATGTTGATATTCCAAATTTAAAAGGTAGAAAAGATATATTGGAATTATATTCTAAAAATAAACCATTAGATGATAATATTGATTTAGATTTAATATCACGTAGAACACCAGGTTTTTCAGGCGCAGATCTTGCTAATTTAATGAATGAAGCAGCTATATTAACCGCTCGGAATAATTTAACAAAGATAGGAAATAATGAAATATCAAATGCATTAGATAGAATAACTTTAGGTGCTCAAAAAAAAAATTCTGTTATTTCTTTACAAAAAAAAGAATTGGTTGCATATCATGAAGCAGGACACGCAATTGTTGGTGCATTAACACCAAATTATGATACTGTTACAAAAATAACTATTGCACCGCGTGGAAATGCTGGTGGTTTAACATTATTTGCTCCAGACGAAGATAGATTAGAATCCGGTTTATATACTAAAGATTATTTAAAATCAATTATATCAGTTGCGCTAGGTGGTCGTATAGCAGAAGAAATAATTTTTGGAGAACAAGAAATAACAACTGGTGCTTCAAGTGATTTAGAGAGAGTTTCATCTATTGCTAGACAAATGGTTACTGAATTTGGTATGTCTCATAAAATTGGTAACGTTTTTATTAATAGTAATGATTATATATCATTAGATACAAGAGCAATAATTGATGCTGAAATTAATTCATTAGTAAATTCTTGTTATTTATATTCTAAAAATTTACTATTAAATAATATAGATATACTACATGAATTGGCAAAATTATTAATTGAAAAAGAAACCATTACATATGAAGAATTTAATAATTTAATAAATAATTAAAATATATGGATTAATATATTTAAAAAATATTAAAAAAATAAATAATTAATAATAGATAATAATGATCAAGTAAAAGAACTCCAGAAGGCGAAAAATTATATAATTCTTTATCTAATAAAAAAACAAATAATTAAAGAAATAAGAAATAAACTACTTCTAATACAAAAATTTAACTAAATCTAATATTCCAATATATATAATGCTTTATATTTTTTCTTTATTATTTATATCTTTTTTTTTTAAATATATTAAAAACTCCATCTTATTTATATAAAGATAATTTTAAAATTAAATAATAAATATGGTTTATATAATAACCAAATATATAAAAGAAATTAATAAAATTTATAATTATATAATAAATAATAAATTTAATAAAAATGACTATTATAATTGTATGTCAGAAGTACTAATATTATTAAAAAATACTTTTAAAGAATTAAACAATATATATAATAAGTATATTTTAATTCCTAAATTAAAAAATTTTTTATAAATTATTATCTAGTAATAATTCATATAATTTTGTTGGTATAATATCTATTTTTATATCAATTAGTTTGTTAATTTTAGCAATTATTTTTTTTTCAGAATCACATAATTTAAATTTACTTGTTTTTGTATTTCTTAAAAACCATTCATTTTTTTTACTATATAATATATATTTTTTTATATTTTCAATATTATCAACTGTTAAATTATTATCTATATTAATATTATTGTAATTTTCTTGTTTATTATTTTCATTGATTTTTTCTTCATTTGTTTCTACATTTAATTTTATACCTTCACTTGTTTCTATAAATCCTTTTATTGATATTTCATTATGATGTTCTTTTTGATGACATTTTTTACATAGTGGTACTAAATTATGTTCAATATTTTTATGATAATTTTTAAAATATCCATTAGAGTCCGCATTACATTGATAATTTATATGATGAATATCATCAACTTTTTCTCCACATATATTACATTTATCAATTAACACTTTTTTATTATAATGTGATTTATCTAAACCAATAATAAAATTATCATAACCCTGTATTTCTTTTCTTATTTTTTCCGCATTTAGCATAAAATCTTTTGGCATATCTAATGCTTTGCAAACTTCTATTCCATATATAGATGATCCTTTTCCTTCTTTTATCTTGCGTTCATAATGAATAACATCATTATTTATTGTTATATGTAAATGAAATATATTAAGTAAATTTTTTTTTATATTATGTTTAATTATATTAATATCTACTAATTCGTGTAAATGTGTTGCAAATATAAAACTAGATAATTTATTTATTAGTTTATCTATTGCTGCCGCTACTATAGAAATTCCTGATACTGATTCTGTACCATTACATACTTCATCACCCAATACTAAACTATATTTATCACATCTTTGTAATATATTTCGTAATTCTGACATTTCTACTGTAAAACTACTCATTCCTTTATAAATATTATCTGCACCTGAAATTCTTGTAAATATATGATGGTATGGTTTATAATAAAATTCACATGATGGCACATACATTCCCGATTGTGCCATTATTATATTTAATCCAATTGTTTTCATTAAAGAACTTTTGCCTGACGCATTTATACCATATAATAAAATTCCATTTTCTGATAATTCAATATCATTTCCTATATATTTAACATTTGTATTTAATCTTTCAATTATTGGATGTCTAATATTTTTTCCTTTTATTGATCCAGAATCATTTTCATTATTAATTATTTTTGGACGATAATATCTAAATTCATAAGCATTTCTAGCATTACAACATGAAATATCAATATTTGCAATTTTATTTATAATATTTTCTAAGTTTGTTTCATTTAATTCTATAAAATTTCTAATAAAATTTTTATAATATTTAATTGTTAATTCTGATATTTTTAACGATATATTTTCTAATTCTGATGTGTTTTTTTCTAATTCTTTTGATATTAATTTATAATAATTTTGTTTAGAATAACTAATTGTTTTATATTTATTTATTAATGTTGGTGATATATTTTTAGCCGTATCATATCTTTTTTTAGTTATATATATATAATATCCCTCCTTTTCAGAATATTCTATTTTACAACATGTATCATCATTTAAACCCAATTTTGATATATTTTCTGATTCATATTTTATTTTTTCATATATTTTATTATAATCATTATCTAATTCGTCTATTTCTTTATAAACCCCCTTATTAAATATGTTTCCTTTTATTTCATTTATATTATATTTACTTGCATTATCTAAATTTAATATATTATATGATTCTATTATTTTTTTTACTAATTCACTTTCTTCTTTTAATTCTAATAATTTAAATACTTCATATACATTTTCTAATGACGAATCGAATCCACCCCATTCATGTGGATGTAATTTATTTATAATAATTTTTCTTTTTATTCTTTCTAAATCTAATATTTTATTTAAATATTTTGATATTTTTTTAAATAATGTTTCTTCTAACATCTTTTCAATATTACTATACCGCTCATTTAATATATTTTTATCTATTATTGGTTGTAATAATCTTTCTTTAAATAATCGCGATCCAAATGATGTATTGCAACGATTTAAAATATTTATTAATGATTTTTCATTATTTAAACTAATTAAATTCAATTGTAATGCACTATCATATTCTAAATTTAAAAATTTATCATTACCAAGAATATTTGGTTTTAATATATTATTTGTTATATCAGCATTATGATTATATGAAAATTGCAATAAACAACAAAATGCTGTTCTTCCTAAATTTAATAATTCTAAATTTAAAGATTCTATTATTGATAATTGATTTTTTATATTATTATATACCTTTGTTAATATCGTTTTTTGATATTTTATATTTTCCATTACTTCAATATATTCATACGAATTCCATATATAATGTATCATTTTATCATTTATATTTGCATTCTTTATAATTTCTTTCTTATCTTCTTCATTTATAGTATCATTTGATATAAATATTAATTCACATGGATTATATGATATAATTAAACGAAATACTTCATTATTTGCAAATTCTAAATCATCTTTTGTTGAACCTACTTCATAAACAAATGATGAACCGGTTGATATATCTATTCCTGCTATTCCTACTACAAATAAGTCTTTAATTTTTTCATAATATATTGTCATCATATAATTACTTTTTTTTGAATTTACATTTACATTCATTCCTGGACTTAATATTTCTGTCAATTGTCTTACTGGTTGTGGTGCTTCGGATGTTTGTTCTATCATTACTATTGTATAATTATTTTGTAATAGTATATTTTGATATTTTGAAATAACATATAATGGAAATCCTGCCATTAATGGATTATGTTCATTTACATTTTTAATACTTTTATTTTTTTTTGATATTGATATATTACACAAATCTGCTATTTTATATATATCTGAATCAGTATCATCATCTATTGAATATAATTCAAAAAATTTTCCTACCTGCATTAATACTACTGTTTTTTCTCCATATTTTTGTTTATATTCTTTAGTATAAAATAAATAATCATCTATTATCATTGCAGTGCATTAATATTAGATCTTAAATTATTTTTATATAAAAAAAAATTTCGATTTTATTTAAAATCTACTCTTCAAAAAACTCCACTTAATTATATTATTTCGGCATCAAATAGTATTAGCGATTCATCTAAAAAGATTCTTGACATATTGTCTTCTAAATACTAATCAATGTTAATCCGTTTCATATAATTGAGATTTGTTTTTTTAATTAAGACCAATATTTCAGGTCAATAACTATTTAGAATATTATAAATAATTTTTTTTAATTTTTTTATTTTTTTATCCAAATTAAAAAAAAATGATTTTATGATATTTGTTTTTAAATACAAATGACTGCTGGCATTAATTTCGAGAATATGGATTCTATTCAAGTTGATAGACGAGGACATCGTTGGATTCAAACATCTATGAGTAATAGAGATAGAGAATTTTTGGAAAAAGTACGAAAAGATTGGCTTGCTGTTTCAGATGATGATATTCATGAATCGAAAAAAAAAATTACTGGATTTTTTGGGGATAATACAGATGGTATTAAAGGTCTACCATGTAAAAATTTTATTTATATGTTTTCAAATGATAATATTAATCATTATTTTGCATGTACTGATGAAAATCTAGAACCAATTATTATTAAATGCGAAGGTGAGTGTGAAATGCATTTTAATCAATGTGCTGATTTTGATTTAATTCTTATGCAAAGAGATATTAGAATGTAAATAAAAAAATTATATATTATATATTTTTTATTTTTTATTTTCAAATTTGGATTGAAAAATTCTCATTTGAAAAAAAAATGATTATTAGTTGTAAAAATTACTTTCACCAACTACCAGGAACAGACAACAAGCAGAACACAAACCAATCTACCAAACAGTCTAAATGACCACTACCCATACCCAGAAGGTTATCAACGCATTCACCACTCATGTGGATACTGAGAAGGAATATACTCGTGGTGAACTGGGTAAGATCCTTACTGCGGTGTATCATCAGATTGCTGCGGACAAACCGAAGAAGACAGATGATGATAAACCTAAGAAAAAGAAGTCAAAGAAGGACAAGGATTCTGATGAGGAAGCAGAACCCAAGAAGAAACGCGAACCAACCGCTTACAATCTCTTTGTAAAAGAGCAGATGAGTATTGTGAAGGAAGAATTTCCCGAACTAAATCGTCAGGATTTGATGAGGAAGATTGGTGAAATGTGGAAGACACAAAAGGGAGAGACAAAGAATGAGTAAAATATAAAATACAAAAAAAATAAAAAAAGGAAAAAATATCCTTTTTTTATTTCTGTATTTATATTTTTAGATTTTTAGATTTTTTGATATAAAAAATTGACATTTTATATAATATAATTATATTAATAATAAATTATGACATCAAATAGTAATGAATATAACAATCATGAAATTAGAGAAAATTTTAAAAAATTATTAAAAAAAAAATGTAATATTTTAACCGAAATTGAAGTTGATGATTTAGAAATAGGTATTTTTAATGCTTCATTAGATTATGCTATATTACATAAAATACAATTATCATGGAGTAATTTATCATTTCAAAATACTTATATAAATATTGCAAGAGCTATATACTCTAATTTGTTAGAAAATTCGTATTTAGGTAATAATAATTTAATTATTAGATTAAAAGAAAAAAAATTTTTACCACATGAATTATCATTTATGTCAAAAGAAGAATTATTTCCAGAAAAATGGACTAGTATTATTGAAAAACATAATCGTAAATTAAAAGAAGCTTATGAAATTAAACAAGTTTCTATGACTGATTCTATTAAATGTGGTAAATGTAAAAATAATAAGATATCATATCAAGAATTACAAACAAGATCAGGTGATGAATCTATGACTATATTCTTTACATGTATAACATGCGGACATAAATGGAGAACATAAAAAAATATATTTTTAATTAAAATAAATTAATAATAATATTCTTCATCATCATACAGTTCTTCTTCATACTCATTAAATAATTCTTCATTATAATCATAATCAGATTCATAATCACTAAATTCTGCTTCTTCATATTCTTCATTAAATTCATAAACTTTATTTTCTTCTTCTTCTCTAATTTTATTATAATAATCAATTATATAAATAAGATCTTTATATCTTCCAAAATAAGCATTATAATGTAATTTTTTTTCTTCTTCCCATTCTTTATTTTCTTGATATTCCTTATTATCATTTAAAAATTCTTCTGTTTTATGGTAAGGAATAATTGTTTTTTTTTTAGTAATTTTTATTTTATTTTCAAATAAAATTTTATCATAAATTTCTGAATATACTTTATAGTTTTCTTTAGTTGATTCAATTTTTTTTGAATGTAAATAGTAATCTATAATAATATTTTTTGTAATTTCATTATTATTATTAATACTATTATTTTGCATTTTCATCATTACAATAATATTACCATTTATATAATCATGTAATTCCTCATCATAAATAGTATCATGAAATTCATCATAATTAATATGCTCCATTGGTATTAAGTTATAAATATTTATAACATAACTATATATCATTTTTTTTATTTTATATATAAAATTTATAAAATATTAAATAGTAATAATGCAAGGATTAAAAAATTTAGGTTCTACTTGTGCTATAAACAGTTTAATTCAGATTATATGCAGAAATAAATTTTTAAGAGAATCAATTTTAAATGAAGATATTCCAGAAAATACATTATCAATTGAATTAAAAGAAATTTTAAAAATTTTGTATATAGATAAAAATTCTGTTAGTCCAAATAAATTTATTAATGCCTTATATAATTTTTTAAATAATTTTAAATATGGAGAACAAATTGATATTACAGAATTATGGTTTATATTATATGATAAAATAGCAAGTGAGATTTTTAAATCTGTGTCTAAAATACCATATTTAAAAGAATATGATGATATGACGTTAAATAATCCACGTATAAATAATAAAGCAGATTATATTATTAGTACATTAAATGATAATAAAACAAGTAATTGGTTAAGAAATACCCAAGGTGTAATATTAAATACTATTCAATGTAATAAATGTAATAATATTATATATAATTTTGAACCTTTCAATGCTATACAATTAGATTTACCTGATAATAATAATGATTCTATTACATTAACAACATTATTACGCAATTATTTAAAATCATCTGTAAATAAAAATGAATGGAAATGTGAAAAATGTAATGAATGTTGTTTCTATACTGAAAGTCATAAATTATGGAAATTACCAAATGTACTAATATTTTTAATTAAAAGATATGTTAATATAAATAAAAAAAATGTTAAACCAATTGATATTAATAATAAAATTAATATTAAAAAAGGATGCATTTTATCTGATAATAATTTAGAAGCTTCTTATAATTTCTCTTCTATTGGTATGCATATTGGAAATTTAGACGGCGGTCATTATTATGCAATATGTAAAGACGAATCAGATAATAAATATATATTATATGATGATCTAAATATTAGAATATACAATGAAGATAATACAAAATTTTTTAAAAAAAATACAGATGCATATATGGTTGTATATAATATATAAATTTTTATTTATTATCTTCCCCATCTCTTTTTGTAGTTATCTAAGATTTCTTTCTCTCTTTTACCCAAGATATCTTCTATTTTAAGATTCTCTATTTGCATTAATTTTTCTGCTCTTCTTTTTGAGTGAAATGCCTCTGCATCAGGTGTTGATGGATGCGATGCAAGTGTTATCATTTTTTTCAATTTTTCTTTTAAATTGTGTTCTATGAAAATTCTATTTAGTTTTGCTGCCTTTTCTTTTTTTTTCCTTTTTTCTTCTTCTATTTTTTTCATTTTTTCTTCTTCGAGTTTTGTATTCCACCTACTTTTTAGTAGTCTCAAAATATCTTCTTCAGATAGATTGGGATATATTTCTTTTATTTTTTCTTTATTTTGTTGTATAAAAAAGTCAAATGGTGTTTTTCTTTTCGGTTTTTTCGGTTTTTTCGGATTCTTGATTTCATGATAAACTTTTGTCAATATTTTTCCCAGTTCATTGCGGGTGTATTTCTCATTTGTGTCAATGCGAGAAATAAACTCTCCCAAAATCTTCTGCGTATAAGACATTTCAATAAACCTAGTTGATTTGGTTGAGTTAGATCTGTTTTTTTTCTCCTTTGTTCTCTGCTTTTTAGGTCGGTTCAAACTTACAACAAAAGAATCAATTTTTTTGAGAAATCAAGATTTTCAATCCAAATTTCAAATTTCAGAATAAAAAAAAGGTTACTTTACCTTTTTTTTTATTTTTCTATTTTTTTATTTTTCTATTTTTTTTTTTTTCTTTTTTTTTATTACTCTTTCGCCTCTCCCTTTTGTGCCTTCCATATCTCACCTACCTTCTTCATGAGATCCTGGCGATTCAAATCGGGAAATTCCTCCTTCACAATACTCATCTGCTCTTTTACAAAGAGATTGTAAGCAGTTGGTTCACGTTTCTTTTTGGGTTCGACTTCCTCATCAGAGTTCTTCTCCTTTTTTGACTTCTTTTTCTTAGGTTTATCTTCAGTCTTCTTCGGTTTGTCCGAAGTAATCTGATGATACACCTCAGTAAGCATCTTACCAAGTTCAGCACGAGTATACTCCTTCTCAGTATCCACAAGAGTGGTAAACTCGTCGATGATCTTCTGAGTCTGAGTTGCGGCCATTTAGACTGTTTGGTTTGTGTTCCGCTTGTTGTCTGTTGCTGATAGTTGATAATACTGAATTTTAGTAGCAAGAATCATTTTTTTTTCAAATCAAGATTTTTCAATCCATTTTTAAATTTGGATTGAAAAATGGATTGAAAAATGGATTGAAAAATGGATTGAAAAATGGATTGAAAAATGGATTGAAAAATGGATTGAAAAATCTTGATTTGAAAAAAAAATGAATTCTTAATTTAATCTATTTATTACGCATTGTCATCAAGTTAGTTGCCTGTTGCAACTCATCGTCCAAAAAAGTCCTACATTTCGTTATTACAAATTTAAGTAGCAAACAAAAATCAGTGGAAAATCTTAGATATGAATATTTATATTGATGCTTCTAATATTAACTTCTGTCCTGGTCCATGTAATTCTAAAACACCAGAATCAGAGTTATATTATTCATTTAAACCATATTCTGGTAATATTAAAAATTATAAATGCATTTACTATCCATACAAATCGCGCAATCTCTGTCTTAAAAATGTAAGAATCTGTTCTGATTGCAATAATCGTAACATGGAATTTTGGGATGAAAACGATTACGAACAATTGGAAAAAGATGCAAATATAATTATTAAAAAGTTAAATCTAGATTTAGATTAAAAAAATAAAAAATAGAAAAAAAACAAAAAAAATATATTATAATAAAAACACAAAAAAAATTTTTTTATACTTTTTAAAATGTTTGATAATAATGAAGTAAAAGAATTACTTAATATATGTTACTCGTATAAAACAAAATTAAAATCTATTATTTCAATTAATGATAATAATATTAATAAATTAAAAAATCTTTAAATAGTATTATCAATATTTATAAAAATATATATATATTATCAAAAATAAAAATGTACTTAATATTAATTGATTTATTTTTTTTATTCTCTTTTTTTTAGTTTACTGTTTTTTTTTTAAATGGATTTCATTCATATGTATCATAATTTGATGATAAGTCAATATGAGGTCTCGAATTTGAATGTATTTTGTCACAAATTTTCATAATTACTTACTTCACACTTAAATATATAAAAAAAATGATATATATATTTATAACTAAAAAATAATGGATATACAATACTTATTAAGAGATCCTATTAATTATTTGAAAACTAAAAACAAAAAAGAAATTATAACATTCTTAGAAGATTGCGATAAAGCTTTTTTTAATACAAATAAAACAATATTAAATGATGATATGTATGATTTAGTTAAAAATTATTTAAAAAAATTAGATCCAAAAAATGCTTATTTTAAAAGGGTTGGCGCAGATGAAGAAAGTAAAGTTAAATTACCATATTGGATGGGTTCACTTGATAAAATTAAAGATGACGAAAAAGCAATTAATAATTGGAAAAAAAAATATAATAGTTCTGCAATTGTATCTGATAAATTAGATGGTATTAGTTGTTTGTTTTATAAAAATGATAATGATATTAAAATTTATACTAGAGGAAATGGTAAAGAAGGTCAGGATATTTCTCATTTAAGAAATTATATTACTTTTCCAAATGTTACTGAAACTAAATTTGCCATTAGAGGCGAGTTAATTATTTCTAGAAGTAATTGGGAAAAAATAAAAGACTCGGGTAGTAATGCTAGAAATGTTGTAGCGGGTGCTATTCATTCTAAAATTTTAAATAAAACTATACTTGGTCATATTGAATTTTTAGCTTATGATATTATGTATCCAGAAATGAAAATTGAAGATAGTTTTAATTATTTTACTAAAAATAATATTAAATGTGCTTATTATAAATTATTAGAAGAAAGTGACATTAACTTACAATCATTATCTAAACAGTTAGAATCTAGAAGAATGGATAGTGAATATGAAGTTGATGGTATAGTTATTTATAATAATAAACAACATAAACTTGTTAATGGTAAAAATCCTAAATATGCTTTTGCATTTAAAAGTATATTAACACATGAGCAAGCCGAGGTTATTGTTAGTGATGTTGAATGGAATGTGTCTATGCACAAATATATGAAACCTATTATAAAATTTAATGAGGTTGTTATTTCTGGTGTTAAAATACAAAAAGCAACTGGTTTTAATGGTAAATTTATTAATGATAATATTATTGGACCTGGTTCTAGAATTGTTATAATTAGAAGTGGTGATGTTATTCCTCATATTTTAAAGGTTTTGAGTGTTAGTTCTAATGGAAAACCTAAAATGCCTGAATTAAAATATAAATGGAATGATACACAAATTGATATCATATTAGACGAAGATGGTAAAAATAAAGAGCAAGATATTAAATCTTATACATATTTTATGGCTAAATTAGATGTGGGTTCTGTTAAGGAAAGCACTATTAAAAGGTTATATGAAAATGGTTTTGATACATTGGAAAAAATATTGAAAATTAAAGTTGAAGAACTAAAACAATTAGATGGTTTTCAAGAAAAAAGTGCTATAAAAATTGTAGATAATTTCACAAAAATAAAAGATAGTGATTGTGATATTTTATTAGATGCTTCTAATATATTAGGAAGAGGGTTCGCTCTTAAAAAAATTAAATTAGTTAGTGAAAAATATCCTTTAAATAAAAAAGCAGAAATATTAAAATTAACTATTGATGATTTGCTTAAAATAGATGGTATAGGTAATGTAAATGCTAAACAATTTGTTGAAAATATTAAAAAGTTTTATGAATTTTTAGATAAAATTGGATATAAATGTAATAGAGTAAATATAAAAGGGGATATAAAGGATGAAAATAAAGTAGAAATATTAAAAGATAAAAAAATTATTTTCACAGGATTTAGAAATAAAGATTGGGAAAAATTAATAACTGATAGTGGTGGTAAAGTTGTTACTGCGATTTCTAAAACAACCGATTATTTAGTTGTTAAAAATAAAACTGACAAATCAAGTAAAATAGATAAAGCAAATGAATTAGGTATTAAAATATTAGATATGGGAGAATTTGAAAAGATGATTGGGTAGTGTGGTTTTATTTTTCTTTTTCAGACTATCTATTTTAAATATTTTTAAATAACAGTATAATATATATATTTAATGACAATTAGTATAATAGAGAAATGGAGGAAACAAATTGATGAAGAGAAGGAGTATACAAGGAGTGAGTTGGGAAAGATGCTAACTGAAGTATTCAAGGAGATTCGTGAAAATTCAAAGGGGGAGAAGAAGACGAGGATGAAGGTTTATTCAAAGGGGGGTGATGGAGGTGAAGAGAAGAAGAAGAGGGAACCGACACTGTATAACAAGTTTATTAAGGAGACTTTACCTATTGTTAAAATAAATAATCCTAATATGTCTCGTCAGGATTTGATGAGGGAAGTTGGAAGGATGTGGAATACAAATAAATCACCTAAATCACCTAAATCACCTAAATCACCTAAATCACCTAAATCACCTAAATCACCTAAATCACCGACACTGTATAGCAAGTTTATTAAGGAGACTTTACCTATTGTTAAAATAAATAATCCTAATATGTCTCGTCAGGATTTGATGAGGGAAGTTGGAAGGATGTGGAATACAAATAAATCACCTAAATCACCTAAATCGCCTAAATCACCTAAATCACCGAAATCACCGAAATCACCTAAATCACCTAAATCAATTAAAAGAATGATTGACAAAAATTATCCAGAACTTAATTCAATTCAAAAACAAAAACTTTTAGATAATTTATTAAAAACGAGTATATACTGGAAAATGTAATTCAGATATTATATATAGAGGAATTTGAAAAGATGTTTGGGTATAGTGGTTTTTAAATTTATATATAAAAAAAATGATATATAATTTATTGCAAAATCATTATTTTAATGACACGAAAAAAAACAAAGGATGAGTTTGTTGAAGAAGCCAAAGAAATACACGGAGATAAATATGATTATACTAAGTTTATATATATAAACAGTCACACAAATGGAATTATAATATGTCCTAAACATGATATATTTCTAATGAGACCTGGATGTCATACAAATAAGAAAAATCCACAAGGATGTTCAAAATGTGGTAAAGAAAATACCGCTGCAAAATTAAAAATGACGTTTGAAACATTTATAGAAAAAGCTATGAATATTGAGCAACATAAAAATTCAGATGGATCACATAAATATGGTTACTCACATTTAAAAAAAAATTGGGAAAAAGATTATAAAAATCAAAGAGAAAAAATATCAATATATTGTAATACATGTAAAATATATTTTCAACAACCACCAGGCGATCATTTAGATGGTCATGGATGTCAAGATTGTGCTAATATTACAAGATGTAATAAAATACGAAAACCAGAAGAAACATTCTTTAAACAATGTAAAGAAATACATATAAACGAAGATGGAACACCAAAATATAAATATATATCACAATATACAGGCAAAAATGACAAAATAAAATATGAATGTCCCTATCATGAAATACAAGAACAAATAGCAAATGATCATGTAAGAGGACACGGTTGTCGGCATTGTTATTTTGATACTGTATCTGAGAGATATATTATAACAAAAACAGATTATTTAAATAAAATTGAAGATTTAAATAGCGATTTACTTAATCACTATGATTTTTCAAATATTCCAAATAATTTAAAATTAGGTGATGAAATTACGATAAAATGCAAATATAAAAATAAAGATATTATAATAAAAGCTAACACTTTATTATATGAAAGAATAGATTGTAGTTGGTGTAAGTATGGAAGAAGCAAAAGATGTGCTGAATCACAAGAAATGTTAGAGCAATTTATTGAAAAAGCTATAAAATTAGAGTTTCATAAAAATCCAGATGGGTCACATAAATATAGTTATGAAAAAAGTAAATGGTATGGAAGCATGAATTATACGGAAATATTTTGTCATAAATCTAAAAAAACATTTTATCAAACACCACAACGTCATTTATTTTCTGGTTGTTCATGTTGTTGTATTAAGAATTTTTCGTATAAACAAATGAAACTACTTAACTTACTTTCATCAAATTATAAAATATATATTCAACATGCTGAAAATGAAGGCGAATATACAATATCTAATTCAAAATATAAAGCAGATGGTTATTGTAAAGAAACTAATACTATATATGAGTTTCATGGTGATTATTGGCATGGAAATCCAAAAATATACAATGAAAATAAAGTAAATAAAGTCAATGGAAAAACATTTGGAGAACTATATAATAATACAATTAAAAGAGAAAAATTTATTAAAGATAAAGGATATAATTTAGTAGTAATTTGGGAAAGAGATTTTGATAATTTAATTAAAATTGTAAAAAATATACAAAAAAAATGGAGAAATTATAAAAAATATAATTAAAAAAAAGTACATTTCTATAAAATATAATAATTTATAAAATGTTTTTAAAAAAATAAAAAAAAGATAGAAATGTACTATTTTTATTCTGTAAATTCATAACTATCTATTTTTTTCTCAATTCTTTCTAATCTTTCAACAATATTAAGTAATAATTTATAATATCTTTCACCTCCTGCCGCTTTTATTTCCTCTTTTTCTATTAATTTATTAACTTTTTTATCTTTGTATTCTTGAATTCTTTCTTCATATTCTTCTTTTGTTTCATTTTCAATTATATTTTCTGCGATTATTGCATTTTTTTTTTTTGCTATTCTTACTTTTATACACCTTTCTAAATATTCTACATCATTAAACTTATATTTTTTAGCCAATTCAGTAATATTTTCATTATTATATTCTGGAAATAATATTTTATCAATAATTCTTGCTCTAATACTACCTTCAGTTCTTTTCAATTCTATAGAAATTTCTTGATGAGATTTATTTTCATTTACTAATTTAATTAATAATTCATCTTCATTAGTTTCCCATTTTTTCCCAGCATTACAAGTTTCAGGATTTGATCTTAATTCTTGACAATGTTTATACATTTTATATATGATAAAAAGATTATATATTTAAATCATTTTTTTAAAAAATAAAAAAAAGATATAAATGTACTATTTTTATTCTGTGAAATCATAACTATCTATTTTTTATAATTTATAGTCATTTTAAAAATAATCACAATTTACTTCACGATGTCCTTTTTTTCCACATATACCACATGGTTTATTATTATAGTATTTTTGGTTATTTGATTTATATCCCGATTTATATTTATTCTTACAATAATTATTTTCATGAAATCTAGCACCGTTTTCTGTTTCAAATTCTTTATTACAATAACTACAACACCAAACTTCTTGGTATTCTGTGTCTGTATCAGATGAAGATGTGTCATTATCTATTATATTTCCATTTATATCACTTTTTGCATAACAATCTTTAACAAAATGACTATTTCTTCCACATCTAGTACATAAATTTTTAGAATGCCACAATTCTTTTTGTAACTGAAATAAAGATATATCATCTAATTCTATTGATGTATATGTTCCACCCCTAACATTTTCTATACCATATTTTGACATATATTCTTTAACATATTTATCTTCATCAAATTGTGATGTACTTTTAATTTGTTTAATAATAGAGACCGGTTTATATTTTTTAGTCCATGATGAACCCACTCCGTTAATATGTTGCTTAAATCTGTTTTCTACATCTTGTGTTTTACCAATATAATATTTATTATTTTTTAACTTCAATATATAAATATATTCCATTTAATAATAATTAGAATTATTATATTTTAATCATTTTTAAAATTTATATGATTTAAATATAAAAAAATGATTTTATTATATTTAATTATAATTTAAACAATGTCCAAAATTGTAGAAGAATTTCATGATGCTCAAGAAGATATTTCCGATGATAAAATTTGCGAATTTAATATAAATAAATATACTATTCATCATATTGATACAAATAAATATTTGGTTAAGTTAACTGCAAAGCAATTTGCAAGATTATGTGATCCGTGGGTATATAATCGTAAAATAAATACTGAAAAGGTTGAAGAACTTAAAGAACAATTTAAAGTCTTTGACAAAAATACTAGTCCAATTTGGAATGTTAGTCTAGTATTTGATAAATATACACATAAACCTAAAGATAATATTCCCAAATACATTAAGATTTTAGATGGACAACATAGATGGCAATTGGTAAAAAATTTACTGGAAGATGGTGAAATTGATATCAATTATGAAATATATGCTACATGTTATTTAATTGATTATTGTGAAGAAAAAAATAAAAATATAACAACCGAATTATTTAAGAAAATCAATAATAATACACCATTATGTATTGATGATATACCAAATACTCGCATTCAAGAATTACTTGATAAAATAATTGAGGATAACGAACTAAATCCAAATAAAGAAGGTATTAAAGTTGGAAATGGACAGAGTACAGCACACGAACCAGCAATTCACAAAAAAGAACTATTTAATATACTCAATATACATTCAAAAAGTTTTAGTCATTTAAGTCAAGATGAAATTATTGCTAATCTTAGACGTATTAACACTAAAATTTCGTTGAAAGATTTTAGGGATATTTATCACAAATGTGATACTAATGAAAAACGCTATAAAAAAGCTGAAAGTGTAGACTTTTGGTTAGGACTAAAATCATCTAAGAAATTTTCTCCAGAACAGTGGGTGCTATTTATCAGTAATCCACAAGAATTTGGTAAACTATAATTTTCTTCATAAATTTACTTAATATTATTATATATTTTTTTTATAATTAAAACCGAATTTGGATTGAAAAAATTAAATTTAAAAAAAAAATGATTCTTTAGTTTAATTTAATTATTACCAACAATCACAGCAAGCAAACAAGCAAACAACTACAGTAAGAAAGCAACAAGCAACAAAATGACTACAATTGATACCAGGAACTTTTTGAAGTGGACTTCCATTGCTATTCAAATTGAAAATCCAAAAATAACAAAAAGTGCGTCTATTAAAATGGCAGTTAAAGAACTTCAAAAGGAAAAAAAAATGCGCAATTATATTCATGTGTATTCTATAAAATACCAAAAAGAAAATCCAAATATTTCAAAAAGAGATTCTATCAAAATGGCAATCGCCGATTGGAAAAAATACTAAAAAAAGTAGATATTTATGAAATATAATAATTTATAAAATCCTTTTTAAAAAATTAAAAAATATATAGATTGTACTTTTTTTAATAATTAATTATTTTACTAAATCCTTCTTCTATTTCTGGTTCTTCATATTTTTTTCTAAAAACATAATAAGTTATTTTTGGTATAACTTTATCTCTTTTATTATTTCTAAATATTGATTCAGCAATATCTGTTTTAACATTAATACATACAGCATTTATTTTATATTTATTAGCAACATCTATATATTCTTTTCTTTTTGCTTTTGTTGGATTAGTTGAATCATAAATAACTGAATAACCATTTGATAAATATTTTTCAGACTCTTTAATCATTTTTTTACTAGTTATAAATTCATCTCCACTTATAATTTTGTACTTTTCTTTATTATATTTATTCGCTATTGTAGATTTACCACTTCCTGGATATCCTACCATAACAATTATTTCTTGTAATTTAGATTCTTTTATTTCAATATTATCGGCTTTTTTCATACTAAATAATTCGTCTGGAGAATAATATTTAATACCTATATTTTCCGCAAATCTTCTATCTACATCAGACCAATCACCTTGTCTACCAAGTGCATCACCAACATAAAATGATTTTTTAGAATTCCATTTTTTATTATTAGTTAATATATCAAACATATTAGTATTTGGTTTTGCATTAATATTATCATTTGCAATAATATAACAAATAGGAATATTTAGAGTACTTAATGCATTAGATATTTCTTTTTCTTTCATTTTATAATTTTTTCTTTGATTACTAATTATATTAATTGAATAACCATTCTTATAATATTCTTTTATAACATTTGGTACATTTTCTGTTAACCATGTCCAATCATTCTCATTTTTAGAAAATGTTCCGTTTGATTTTGGTTTAATAAGTGTCCAATCGTAATCAAATATTGCCATTTTTTGTCTAAATCTATAATTATTAAGTTTTTTGATAATTGGCTTATCATTTTCATTATATTTATATTTAATACATCTACCAGTTTTATTATTACATATTTTATTTATTTTATTACACAATGATATTTTATTTTCAGAACATTTTAACATAATTATAATATAATTATTTTCTATTTAATTAATCAGTTTTTATTAATATGATATTTATAATAGTATATATGATTATTATGTTTATTTTATTTTAAATATCATATAATATATCTATTTTATTATTTTTACAAATTTTAACAGTATAAAATAAACTTGTTAATGTTATAACATAAAGTAAAATTATAAAATAATGTAAATTATCCATTATAATATTTTATTATCTCATATATATATCAATATTTATTTAAATATTATATGATTTTAATATTATATAATGAATTATGAGTTATCATGTTGTTTGACACCAATTTTTGATAATTATTATATTATTATTAGTTCTATTATTACAATTATTCAACAATTTTTATTTTTTATTATATATTGTAAAATGCCATTAATAGTTAAAAAAACAGTATTTATAGATTTTCCAATATATAATAAATAAATTATTATTTTTTAATAATAATAGTAATTAACTATTTAAGAAAAAACATGTACTATTATTTTAATTTACATTTTAATATAATAACATATACTTGCAAAAACGTATTATTGACATATTATATATTTTTAATCATTACAACTTTTTTAATTTTATAATCCTATTATAGAAAATGCAATTTAAAAAATCTTTATATCTTCTATTATTACTAGTATTAATTCTTACTATTTCTTTAATTATTTTTTATTTACTAAATAATAAACAAAAGAATAATATTGAAAATTTTGGTCCTTGGAATTTTTATGAAACCCGAAAATTGAGTAAAGATACTATAAACCGCGATGTAGAGGATAAATATTACAAACGCTACAACCACCAAAAGAAGGTTACGGACACCAACGCACGCATAAAGATGCTTGATATGTTAAAGAAAGAGCAACGCCAACGCGAGCTCAATCAACTCAAACTCAACAAACTCGAGGAAGCGAATACGTACAACCTGCGCAACCAAATCTACAAAGACTACAGCCCCAGTAAGTATGGCTACGGCACCATCAAAAAAACCAATAATAGTTTGGGGTCCTTGAGAGGGTTGTTTGGGGATTGGCTCTTTTCTGGGTGAGGAATGTCAGTCCGATCATACTTCACAAAGGGGTTCTGTTGATAGCAACTCGTGTCAAAAAGTTGTATGTCCTATTAATAAATATCGTGTTGGTCACATACGTAGATGTGAAAAATGTCCCACCGGTCTATAGTCGAATAGTGGTTCTGATGATATAAAATATTGTAGATCGAACTGTGTACGTGATGAATACTTCGACCGAACACTTCAAAAGTGCCGTGCGTGCAGCGTGGACTTGTGGCCGTTCCCTTTTTTTTCTGTTGGTGAAGAATCGTGTAAAGTAATAGAATGCCCGCCGTCAGAATCCTACTACCCACCCGCTAAAGCATGTGTCCTGGATTCATCTAAACGATGAGCTTTAAATTTGCCGTTTCGAAGATAGTATGATAAATATTCCAGAAGTAAAATTACATTATTCATAATTTACATTTTAATATAATAACATATACTTGCAAAAACGCATTATGTTAGTATAATTCATTTTCTTTAAAAAATATAATATCTATTTTTAATTCATCTAACATTTCTTTTGATGCATAAAATGATTTTTTCCATTTTTTACTTAAACTATTCCATTCAGGTTCTACAGTTATCAATAATTTAATACCTGCTTGAATTATATTTAAGCAACAATTGTGACAAGGAAACCGATTACATACCATAATACTATTATTTATATTACTATTTGTTCGTGATGCTTGAATAATTGCATTAGTTTCTGCATGTATTACATATAAATCTTTATTTTTTTTAGACCATCTTTTTTTTGTTTCTTTTAATTTTCTTGGTAAACCATTATATCCACAACTTAATTGTATTAAACTTTCTTTTTCTAATATTATTGCACCAACTTTACGTTTATTATCCTTTGAGAATAATTTTGCTTTAAAGTCGGCTTCTTTCAAAAATTTTAATGCTTTTTCTCTTGTTATTGACATATTATATATTTTTAATCATTACCACTTTATATATTTTTTATTATTTTAATCTTTATTTTTTTTGTTTCTTTTTTAGTTTTTAGAGTTTCTTTTTGTTTTGTTTTTTGTTTAGTTTTTTCTTTTTCTTTTTCTTTTTCTTTTCGCTGTTTTTCTATTTCTTTTTTCTGTTTTTCTTTTTGTATTATTTTTTGTTTTCTTTGCTTTTCTTTTTCTATTTCTTTTTTCTGTTTTTCTTTTTGTTTTGTTTGTTTTTCTTTTTCTTTATTTTTATTTATTTCTTTTTTCTGTTTTTCTTTTTCTTTTTCAATTTCTTTTTGTTTTTTTTGTTTAGTTTTTTCTTTTTCTTTTTCAATTTCTTTTTGTTTTTTTTGTTTAGTTTTTTCTTTTTCTTTTTCTTTTCGCTGTTTTTCTATTTTTATTTCTTTTTTATGTTTTTCTTTTTGTATTATTTTTTGTTTTCTTTGCTTTTCTTTTTCTT